TCAGGATCGAAAAGACGACAAAGGTCAGGGGCCGCCTTAAGGCAGTTACGACGATGGCGTTCATGAATTCATGCGCTCTCTTCTCGTACGAAGGGAAGATGCCTTACGGCAGTTTATGTTGTTGCATTAATCCGAATTAACATTAAGAAAATGATAGCGTAGCGTTGACGCCGATCATTACTTATCCAGATTACTCATCTTCGGATCGTATAGGCGCTGACATAAAATGTCGCATAAATGTTGTTTTAGAGAATGGTTGCAGAACGCATCTGCACCTGTCTTGTGGCTTATCGCCACAATCTATTCTTGACTTTATGGCACAGTGCCATTAATAAGACGTTAATCGTCCAGAAGTCAGTTCGGCTTCAAGGCGCAGCTGGTCGGTTGTTGCTGATCAAAACGCAAGGGCGCGAGGCGCGAGGCGCAAGGAATGGTTGAGAACGCATATGTTCTCGTTTTGTTCTTGCTGCGTCCCGCTTCAGGCGTTATGTCTGCGTACGAAGAAGGCTGTTTTCTGGATGTGCGATAAAAACAAGGACGCTAAGAATGGTCCTGATCTTGTTTCCTGGGCGCCTCTTGCATGTCGCAAGGCGTGCTTTTGTCCATGTGAGACGCCATGTCCTGCTGCTGGAGCACCAACTCTGGGTGCAGAGCCGCCAGGCGGAGAGCCATCTCTTCATCCGTGCGACCGTTCAGCACCCCTTTCAGGAGAAAGTCGGTCGAGACCCGCAAGCGATTGGAGAGAGACATGATGAGGAACACGCTTGGCGCGCGATCGCCCTTCTCAATCTTGTTCAGGGTCGAGGCATCCACGCCCAGTAGGCGCGCGCATTCGCTCTGATTGGGAAAGACGAGTTCTCTTGCCCAGGTGATACGACGCCCGATGGCGCGTTGAACGATCGCAAGCGAGTCGGGACGTTTGTTTTTGGCCATGAGGCATTCATAGCAATGGCTCATTGCCAAATCCAGAGGGGAATTATCAGTCGTAAGCACGACTGAACTTATGGCATTTAGCCATATTTTGGGGTAAATCAGGTGGGTATCATGAAAATGTCCGCAGAAAAGCCCAGTCGGGCCACGACCGGTGCCGAACTGGCGAGAATGCTCATGAGCATGGATCGTCATGCGAGGGTGGGGCTCAGGCCAGAGCGCAAAAGGGGGCATTCTTCAAATGGCGCATCATCCGGCCAAGACGTGAATAAGCCTATCTCCGAGCTGGTCGTGCGTGCATCGGAAATCACGCGATGCAGGGTGGTGGCCCTGGAGTATGACCGCGATGAGTCTGGAGCGCTGCCGGCAGGTCACAAGGTGAGTTGGGGCGCTTTGTGGCCCGAGGGTAAAGCGCCTGCTTATCACGAGGTTTGCGGGTATGGGGCGGCACGTCCGGTGATTTGAAACGGTGCGACGGTCAGGCTGAATTGTGCGGCGTCTGGATATGGGGGCAGGATTGGGATGATGAAGAGCGAGGCGGATCGGGTTCGGGCAGCGAACATGCCAACGCCTGAGAGGATGCGTCGTCATCAATTCAGGAAGGAGGGTGAGGCACTTCGGCTGTGGTCGACAGTGGCCTGGCTGTATAAGGCCGGCGATATCGGAGACGACGAGGTGGCGGCGGCGCAACGTTGGCGCGCGGAATATGACTACGCCGAGAGGGGGGTGGTCGAAGCGCAAGGGGAGCGGATGGCCACAGAGAAAGGCGATATCCACACGTGGATGCTCGGACGGGGCAAGTGCGCAGCGCGGTTAAGACAGCTCCACATGCTCATGGGGGATAGCCTGCATAGCCGGATCGAGATGATGCTGATCAGGGAGATGAGTTTTCCTGATATGGCACGGTTGATTTTCCCTGAAGGGGCACGCGCGCAGGCGAGAACCAAGACCGCAGCACAATGTGCTCTCGCATTGGAATGGCTTTGTGAATATTATAATAATAAAAGTATTGCAAAAATTCATAAAATATAGTATAAATAATATATACTGAAATATTTATATATGACAAATCCCGACATCAACGTCGGGGATGTGGTTGTGTGCAGAAATCATCTGTTTGTCGTTGTGCATACCGGTTTGGAAAATGCTGTTCTGAGCCCGGTGATTGCAGCTTCGGAATTGCGCCATCGCGCGGATCTGCCCTTGGGGTGGAGTGATATCGCAGAAGCGAACCTGCCCTCGGGCGATATGAGGGTAAGGGCAGTGCCTTGCCTCCGCAAAAAGGCAGGCCTCGTACGCCTGGGCTCTGTGCGTCTTGCCTGTATTGCGTTGATCAGACAGCGCCTCAGGCATGAGATGGCAGAGAAAGACCGAGAAGGGATCGGATCCTTGGCGTCGCGCCGTCGATGTCATCTGTGATTGTGACGGTAGGGGTCAGCACAGCGTCATACCTGATGCTGCAGGCTACGAGGCGCATGCGCTGCCATTATCAGGCTTATGGCGGGTCTTAATTTGGGATCCGGTATTATCATGAGCCGGGTTCGATATTGGCATGGACAGGTTTTTTTCGACGCACCACTCCTCAGGCTTAGGCAACGGAGTTGGAATGGACAGCAGAAGCGCCATCCGGGGGCGCCCCAGAGGCAAGGGCTTGCAGAGCGTCTTTCTCGATCATCTCAGAAAGAGCGCCAATGTTTCGGAAGCGGCACGTGCCGCGGGAATTGATCGCAAGACGGCCTATAACTGGCGCCGTGGCGATGAACTGTTTTGTGAGAAATGGAAGCAGGCACTGGAGGAGGCGACAGATCTTCTGGAGGCTGAGGCCAGGCGGAGAGCCATCCATGGCTACGAAGAGCCGGTGCTTTACGGGGGGCGGCTTGTTTGTGATGCCAAGGGTAATCCGGTGACGCGCAAACGCTACAGCGACGGGTTGCTACGTATGCTGCTGCGGGCGCATCGTCCGGCGAGTTTCAGGGATGTGCCGACAAAAGGCGATGGACCCGAACCGGAGCTGACCCTGGGCGAGGGTGATGACACGCTCTGAGCCGCGTTTTGCGCTGACACCTGTTCAGGAGGAGGCCAATCGCCTGCTTGGGGGAAGGGCCCGCCACATATTTCTTCGCGGAGGATCGCGCTCGGGCAAGACATTTGTGTTGATCCGGGCGCTGGTTGTCAGGGCCTTGCGGGAGCCGCACTCGCGGCATGGCGTCTTCAGGCACCGTCAGAATGCACTGCGAGCCAGCATCATCCAGGATACGTTTCCGAAAGTCATGCAATGCTGCTTTCCGCGGCATCGGTACAAATGGGACGGGCAGAGCAACAGGATCCTGTTTCCTAATGGGTCGTCTATCCTCTTTGGGGGGCTGGATGACTCAGCGCGGACAGAGAAAATTCTCGGGCTGGAATTTGCGACGATCTATCTGAATGAAGCCAGTCAGATAAGCTATGGCGCTAGGAACATGTTGCTGACGCGTCTTGCACAGCGTTGTGGATTGATGCCGCGGGAATATATCGACGCCAATCCGCCTGCGACCGATCACTGGTTATACGCCGTTTTCGAGAGTGGCATCGAGCCACGGTCAGGGATGCGTCATGCGGACCCCTCGCTTTATGCCTCGATGGTCATGAACCCTGAGCAGAACCGGGCCAATCTTAGCGAGGCCTATCTGGGCCAGCTGGATGCACTGCCCGAACGCGATCGAAGGCGTTTTCTGCTGGGGGAGTATCAGACCGTTATCGAGGGTGCGCTTTGGCGGGTCGATATGTTTCAGCGCGCTGAACCGGTTTCTGATCAGCATCGCGACGCCCTGCTTGGGCAGATGAAGCGTGTCGTCGTGGCGATTGATCCCTCAGGGGCCTCCGGGCCCTCGGATCTGGGTGCGGACGAAATCGGTATTGTTGTGGCCGCCATCGACCACAATGGGATCGGGCATGTGCTGGAGGACTGCTCCACACGTGACACGCCCATGGGGTGGGCACGTCGGGCCATACAGGCGGCAGCGCTCTGGCAGGCAGACAGGATTGTGGCCGAACGCAATTTTGGTGGGGCTCTGGTGGAGGCGACGCTCCGAAGCGTCGATCCCAGGGCTGCGCTCAGAATGGTGACGGCATCGCGTGGCAAGGCGGCGCGCGCCGAGCCTGTTGCGGCGCTCTATGAGCAGGGACGTGTGATCCATCATGGGCGCTTTGCGGCTCTTGAGTCGCAGCTTTGTCTTTTCTCGAACCGAGGCTTTGGCGGGGCAGCCTCGCCCGATCGCGCGGATGCGCTGATCTGGGCGCTGAGCGATCTGATGATCGAGCCTCAGGCCGTGCCGGGCCGTTGGCAGGACCGGGGGTGGTTCAGTCTTTCACGATAAGGGAGGTTACATGGATTGGGTGGCGCTTCAGGGACGATATGCCTCTCCTCCGGGTTTTTCTCCGAGGACACTGCGGCTTTTGGCCCTGCAAAGAGTTCTGGATGGAACGCAGTATGATGTTCTGCCCTATCCTTTTGCGACGGAGCGTAATGCGGCAGGGGAATATATCCCCCTCTCCCAGCGGAGACCCTCTGTACGGACCAATCTGTGCAGGACTGTGGTTGATGAAGCGGTCTCGCTTTTATTTGGCCATACGCATTGGCCGCTTGCTGTCTCCAGCGAAAAGGAGACGGCGGATGCCCTGAACCGTTTTGCCTGTGAGGCTGGTCTGGCGTCACTCATGACGCAGGCGGCAATACGTGGATCGATTGGGTCGGTAGCGCTCTGGATCGAGCTTGTGGGCTCCAGACCGATGGCCCGTGCGCTTGAAACAGCTTATCTGACGCCTGAATGGGATCGTGTAGGTGCCTTGCTGCGCGTGACCGAACGCTATGTCGTGACCGGGCAGGCATTGCGGCTGAGTGGTTATGCTATCGCGCCTGAGCGTGCGGCCATGCGCTTCTGGTGGCATCGATGCTGGGATCGTGATTGCGTGCGGGTTTTTGTGCCCCATCCCGTCGATCAGGAGGGGGAGGCCCCACTTGATGCAGAGCGGTCGCATCAGCACGGTTTTGGTGTGGTGCCGATTATATGGATCAGGAATTTCGGCGGGACTGGTGGCGAGGCTGAGGGGGAATGTAGCTTCGAGAAAGCAATCGATACGGTCATTGAGGCCGATTATCTGCTTTCACAAGCTGGGCGGGGGCTGAAATACGGCTCCGACCCGACGCTCGTGCTCAAGACGCCGGACATCCCCGAAGGCATGGCACGACAGGGAGGGGCGGCCTCCGCCCTGACCCTGCCGCCTGAAGGCGATGCCAAGCTGCTGGAAATCAATGGCGCTGCTGCCGGTGCGGTTCTGGCGCATTACCGTGAATTGCGTCAGCTGGTGCTGGAGCAGTTGCACGGTAACCGTATGCACGGCGATCGTCTTGGGGCTCCACAATCCGGCCGCGCCATGGAACTGATGTGTCAGCCCCTTATCTGGATGGCTGATCGTTTGCGTGGCGCTTATGGCGAGGGTGGTGTGCTGCCACTGTATCGCCTGCTCTGTCATCTCTCGTCGGTCATGTCCGAAGGGATACAGATCGGGACGAAAACCTATCGGAATCTCGATGCGGGGGGACTCTCCCTGCATTGGCCAGCCTGGTTCACTGCTGATGAATCGGAATTGCTGCCCCTCGCGCAGGGGCTTTGTGCGGCGCAGTCGGGGGGATTGCTGAGCCGTGAAACAGCGGCCCGGCTCTATGCCAGTGCCGCCGGCATTGCTGACCCGGCTGCCGAATGGACGGAAATCAGGGCTGCAGAGACGGCCCGAACAAACCCTGTAGGGGGAAATGGACATGATGGATGATGTCGATGCGCTTCGTCTCTCTCTTGCTGAACTTGCTGCTGAACGGGATTCCCTTGTTCAGGCGCATCAGGAGGAACTGGCCAGAGTAAAGGCAGCCGCACGCGATACTGTGCTTGCCGGGGCGCTGCGCGCTGAAGCTGCGCGGCTTGGGGCCTATGACCCTGATCTGGTTGCAGCGCATGTCGATCGCTCTGCCATAACCTGGTCTGAAGAGAATGTGCCGCAGGGCGTGGAGAAGGCGTTGCGTGATGCGCGTGAGGCGCGACGCTTTCTTTTTCGGGAAACGGGACAGCGTTTGTCGGGCGAGGCGCAGGAAAGTGCCGGGATCGTACCAAAGCCGGCACCAGCCCAGGGACAGGATGCGCGCCAATTGCCCGCGCATGATTATGCCCTGCGCAAGCGGCAGTTTCTGGCTGGAATTATCTGAAATACGGGTCTGGGGTGAGTAGAGATGGGTATCGAGAATTTTCCCGAGCAGCTTCGCGCTGCCATTCAGCAGGGTTTTCTGGCACGTGAGTTCGAGACGGGGCTTCATTCCCGTCCTGGATTTCGGGCGATTGCGGATCGTGAGGTTTTTCCCAATGCAATTGGTGAGACACTGACGAAAACACGCAAGAGCCTCAAATCACCAGTAACGACGCCGCTCCTGCCTTCGGGTAATACGAATTTCGACAACGGGCTCTCACCAAGTGGCTGGTCGGTCGAACAATACACTCTCAGTATCAATCAGTATGGCGATACGATTGATCTGAACATGGTCACGACTGGTGTTGGCATTGCCTCACAGTTTCTGGCCAATGCACAGACAAATGGCATGCAGGCCATGCAGTCGCTGGACCGCCTGGCACGCAATGCACTGTTTGGCGGCGTTTCTGGCGGTGTCGGTGGTTATCTGGGCGGTAATACGCGTGTGACGACAACGGCGACAGCGAAAACCACGACGGTTTCGGTCGATGATATTCGCGGCTTCCAGTTTGTCATCGTGTCCGGTCTTGTGCGGCCTGTCGGAGCAAGTGCAGGCATGACGGTGACCATTGGCAGCGGGGTCTACACGGTCAATGGTGCCGTTCCGGACGCTGTGAATGTCTCGACGGCACCTGGTGGTATCTCCGGGCAATTGCAGCTTTCTGCCTCGGCAACAGTTGCGGATGCCACGGCAGGTATGGCGGTTGTCGCATCGACTGCCCCGCTGGTGCTGCGGCCCAACGGCAAGGCGACAACAGCAGATCTCAAAAGGGCCGATGGCGATACGCTCGGGATCCAGAACGTGCTGGCTGGTGTCGCTTCGTTGCGACGCAATAACGTGCCCATGATCGATGGTGCGTATAATTGTTATCTTGATGATCTGCAGTTGCTCTCGCTCTTCAGGGATGCCGATTTCAAATATCTCTATCGCGGGGCCTACGGGTCGGAGGAGTACCGGTCCGGGCAGGTGATTGAATTGCTGGGTGTGCGTTTTGTGCCGACGACCGAAGCGCCGCAGCAGGCCTCACTGGGTGGTGGGCCGATTCATCGTGCGCTGCTTCTGGGGCAGGGGGCTCTGGTAGAGGGGGACTGCGCCTGTGTGGGGCATTCAGATATCCCCGATGCCGAGCGGGCGCTTGTCGACATTGTGGACGGCGTGGCGATGGTCACCCGTGAGCCGCTGGATCGTCTGAAACAGATTATCGCGCAGTCATGGTACTGGATTGGTGGTTTTGCCCTGCCGACGGATGTGACGGCCGACGCATCCATCATCCCGACAGCGACCAATGCCTATCTCAAGCGTGGTGTGGTGATCGAGAGTCTCGGCACGGACGCTCTCTGAGGAGTCGGGGAGGTCTTGCCATGTCGATCGGTCAGCCTCCGGCCGGACTTTCAGACGGGAGCGGTGTGATGGAGGATGATATGTCGTGTGGCGGCGTACCGCCATCCGGTGACCAACTCACCGATGAAGAAAAAACCGAAATCCGCCGCTTCTGCGGGTATGCAGCCCTTGGTGATGTCGGGTCGGGGGAGAGTTCCTGGCGGTTTTTTCAAAGCGCAGGAACGCTGGAATTCCGACTGAACACGCTTGCGCCACCCGAGCGCTGGCGCATGCGCTATTTTCTGGCGACACTGCTGCAAATGGAACAGGCGATTTCTCGTGCCTCCGACACACTGGATACGCAGGTGGCCTCGGTATGGACGCGTAATACGCGTGAATTATCCGAGCGCGTCAGATTGCTTGATTGGTGGCGGCGCAGGGTGTGTGGCTTTCTGGGTGTGGCACCGGGCCCCGACATGCAGGACCATGCTCTGATCTCCCTATGACAGCGCGCGTCACCGCAGCAGAACACCTCAGAGAATTCGGGAGATGAACCATGCAAATGCTTCAGGAGCGTGTGTCGTCCGGGTTTGCGCAGGTTGCACGCCGCATCGGGCGCATGGGACGCCAATATCGGGTTACTGACCCGCTTACGCCGTTGGGTCATGCGGTAGGAGCCCCTTATCTGTGCCTTGATGTCGATGCGGGATTTCGTATGCGCAAGCCAAAGGGATGGGGTCAGGTTATGACTCTCGGGCTGAGCGATGCGCGGGATCTGGCTATCGGTGATTATATCGCGCTGGACGAGCGGTTTTATTTCGTTGCTGAAATGGAACCATGCAGGCCAGCACTCTTTGTCGCGTGCAATCGCGAGATATCGGTCATGGGGATGCGTGGAGCGGAGAAGCTGCTGGCCGATCGTTGCCCGGCCAGTCTGTGGATGACTGGTAAGGGCGAGGATCGGCATAGCGGTATGCCGGGTGCCATGCGGTCAGGAAGCTATATGCTGCATTTGCCGGTCATGCCAGGTTTCTGTCTGAAGCCCTATATGCAGGTCATGGACGAGAAGGGCGCGCGTTATCTGGTCGACACCGTCGAACTGTCGCAGAACGGAACCCGCGCGCTCTTATCCATGCAGCAGGTCTGATCATGGCAGGTTCTTTGCTTGTCGCGCGTGGGCTTGCGCTATGCTGTGCCGCGCGTTTCGCGCTTGTGGCAGAGCCTTCGACCGGCCTGACTCAGGGACGGGTGATATTCCG